GGATATGAATTGGTGCGTCTTACCTTGCGCCCACCAACCTTGATGCTGACACCACGCTTGACTTTGCTTGCCTGCCAGCGTGGGAAAGAAGCACCAGCAGAATCTTTTGGTTTGCGACCACGCTGTGTTCTTCCGTACTTAGTCCAGTTGATTTTGCCTGTTGAACTATTCCAAGGTTTATCAGGAAAATCATTCATGACAGCAACACGCAGGTCATTGGTGTTGTCTTTCAAATCATCAACAATTTGCTTGTATGTGTCGCGCTCTAATGTGCGCAGAACTTCCAGCACAGGTTTGATTCCATGCACCATTGTCTGATTCAACTGCGCCATTGCACTACCTTACAATCTGCCTGTGTTCATTCCTTGACCAATGCGTTCAGCAGCCTTGTGCCTGCTGTTTATATATTCCCACATTGAAAGAATGTCACGCACATCTTCTTCAATCAACACAGATGGTGGAATCCCTGCTTCAACACAAACAGTGATGAACTTGCCATATGTGCTGTCTAGTCCAAAGGGACTGTTTCCTGCTTCACTTCTTCAGGTGCGTCAGGTACTTCTTCAGCAATCACATCAATTGTTTCAACTGATTCAAGCCAGATATCAAACTGTTCTTGTGTGTTCTTCATTCTGATTTGGGTTTTCCATGCCAACCATGCAATGTCGGTCAAACGCAGTTCTGTTTCAAACTTGGTGACACTGCGATTCCATGTGCGTTCAAACGCTACAAAGTCAGCAAAGATTGCTGTGCAGTCTTTTGTGTTGCCATCATTGAAGATGACGCGCATTTCCATTTTCATTTTGTTGCTGTCCTAACTTGATTATGTTGTTGCTTTGGTAAGTGTCCCACCTTGGAACGACAAGGTTGTGACCACAAGTTCACCTACGCCACCAGCAATAGGTGTGTGGCTGGCTAGGAATGTGCCTGTCAGCGTGTAGATGGGGTTTGTGGTTGATGTCGCAGCAGATGTTGGTTTGACTGTCACAGTGGTAGTTGTTCCTACCAATGGATAAATCAACGCATCAACACTTGTTGTTGGTGAGCCTGCTGGAAGAACTGTTGCAAAGTCTTGCATCAATGAAATCTCGATTGAGTTATTTTGCAATGAACCAGCAAACTTTCTGCCGACATCACCAAAAACTGTCACTTCAATTGAGTCAACTTCATAATTCAGGGTCACACTGTTTGAGCGTGGGGTGACAGCAGTACCAGCAATGGTGATGACTGCATCAGTGAGAGCAAGAACAGCCATGACTATGCAACAGCCTTGACAATAGTTCCACCTTGGAATGTCAAAGTGGTCATAGCCAATTCACCAACACCACCAGCCACAGGGGTATGGCTTGCAAGAAACGCACCTGTGATTGTGTATGAAGGGTTTGTCGCCCCAACAACACCTGATGTTGGTTTGATAACAAGTGTGGTTGTTGTTCCTACAAGTGGGTAGATAGTTGCTTCTGTTTGTGAAGCAGCAAAGTCTTGCATCAACGCAATTTCAACTGAGTTGTTTTGCAGACCACCAGTGAAGATGTGGTTTGTGCCAAACGCAGTTGCTTCAACAGCGTCAATCTCATAGTTGACAGTGACACTGTTTGCTTTGCTGCTAAGTGCAACGCTGTTGATTGTGATGCTTGCATCAGTTAGGGCAAGAACAGCCATGACTATTCACCTTCCGTTGTTGATTGTTTTTGTGGCTTTGAAGAAACAGGTTCAAGATGTCCACCTTCAAGCAACGCTTGCAAGTTTAGACCATCAAGTTCTGCTTCAGTAACAGTTGAACCTTGTGGTGCAAGTGTGCAATTGTCGCTGATTACTTTGAATGATAACATTGATTTTCCTTTATGCGTAGATAGTCACTGAGAAAGACACCTGCAAGTATTCTGCATCATCTTGTTCTAGTGCGTTGATGTTTGCAGAAGATGCAACAACAAGATTTTGACAAGCCCCATCAAGGGTCAAGTCACCTTCAAGTGCTGCGCGAATAGATGTTGAACCTGTTGGTGATAGGTAGCCATCAAGGTTTGTCATAGCAACCCTGTCAACCCATCTGCCAACAATGACATACACAGTCCAATCAAACTGTGTGACAGCATTACCCATACCCATTGTCTGATGATATGAAACAGTGTTCAACACAGGGTATGCCATTGGTGGATTCAACTGTTCAGGTTGATAAGAATACGCACGCACACCTGTGATGGTGGCAAGCCTTGCCTGCAAGCCAGAAGCAATGTCAGATACTGATGACATCAGATTGCACCAGCAGTAGGAAGAACAAACTGTTGCAACAAGTCACGCACATCAGGGTCAACAGCACGCACCTGAATAGCCATGTCAGCAAAGCCGACAACACCAAGTGCTGCGTTCAATCGTGCGAACTGACGCATAGAAAGAAGAATGCAAGCCTGCTCAACATCAGCAGGAACAGCGTTCCAGCCCCACTGCGCTGTGACCTGCACCAGTGGCTTGTCAACTGCGATAGGGAATGAATAGCCATTGATAGCCACAATGCGTCTGTATGGCTTTCCTGTGATGGCTGTGTTCAAAGGTTCAAGTTGATACTGCTGTCCCTGTGTCCATGTGGTCGCATATGAGCCATCACCAACACTGTCAATCTTGACTGTGACACTGCTGTTGGCAATGTCGTTCAACACGCCACATTCATAGATGCTTGCAGGATAAACCTGAACAGGTGTCTGACTGGTCTTGTAGAACCAGCGATTGCAGTACCCATCAATTCTGCGTGACGCAGACTGAATTGCTGATTCAATCAGCGTGTCATCATTGCTGTCATTCAGACGCAATGCAGACTTGACCTGTGCCAGTGTGCAATATCCATTTGTGATTGCCATTGCTAGTCAGTCATGCGCTTTCTTGCAGCAGGCTTTGATGCGCGTTCTGCGACAGGTTCAGCAGTTGCAGTCTCAACAGGTGCGCTGGTCTTTGTGTAACCAGCGTTGCGCAGTGCTTCATCAACTGCTTTGATGCGTGCAGGAAGATTCCTACGCACATAGCCTTCACGCTCAATCAGCAGTGCTTCAATAAGTTTTGTGTCCATGTGTGCTTTCAAGTTGTGTGGTGCTGGCTGGCTGTGTCCCTACAAACAGCCAGCACCAACAAACTATTGATGAACCTTCAGTGATTAGAAGGTTGGGGTCACAAGCGCAGTGCCTGTTACCTTTGCCCATGCGTTTTGGTAGCGCGCTGCTGTGTATGCGCTGTAACCATAAACAACTGCGAGAACATCAAGTTCAGCAGCCTTTGGTTGGTCGAAGCGCAGGTACATTGGCGCACCATCTCCATCTTCCCACAAGTGCAATTCATTGGTGTCACCAATGTAGATGACATCTTCATTTGTTCCTGCACCAGCAGCAGTGGTCACATTTGCGTCAGTTACGACAGGCAATCCTGCGATTGCGTATCCACTGTTTGCGTAGCGAACAACGCCACCATCACCAACTGCAAGTGCGTTCATTGGTGACTGTGGAACAGGCACTGCCAATGGTCGGTTGCTGTTGTCAAGTGCTGCGAGAATCCAAGCCAATCGGCGTGGGTGCATCACAATCACATTGGGGTTTGCGTAGTAGGTGGTCTGAATCTTCTGAATCGCATCAAGCAACTTTGGATACAGTTCTGGAACTGTTGGTGAAGCATCTGTTGCAGTAACAGACTGACCAGCAGAAGTGTTGATTTCAGCAACAACTTGTGCGTCAAGCGTTGTGTGGTATGAACGAATCAAGTCATTCATCACAAGTGCGTCAACACCTGTGCCACGCTCTAATGCTTGGCGTGAAACTGTCTGCTGACCTGCAACGGTGACAACGCTGATGTCTAACTTGGTGTCGTCAATGTTGGTTTCAGAAACAGCAGAACCTTCTGTCTGAACAGCAGTGCTTGAACCTGTGGTCACCTTGCTGATGCTGATTGTCAAACCAGCAGCAGGCAGTGCGTGCTTGCGTGCAATGTCTGCAACAGGTCGACCTGCGCGTGCAAGTGGTGCAGCAAGTTCAGTCAAATACTGTGGAACAATCAAGCCAGCAAAGTTTGCTGAAGTGACATCACGACGCTCAACCTTTTCTTCATTCATGTGGCGTGCAAGACGCTCTTTGGCTACATAGTCACCATTGAACTGTGCAGCAAATGCGTCAGCCAAGAACGACACACTGCGATTCTCTTTGGTGTATGTGCGTGGCTCTGACTTCACAACAGCAGGTGCTGTGATACCAGACTGTGCGCGCATTTCTGCTGCTTTTGCATTGCGCTCTTCAAGTTCCTTGTGCTGCTCAATTTGAGCGTCAAGGTCTTTTGCTGAACGCAAAGAAACAGCAATGCTGTCATTTTCTTCTTGAGTCAGGTCACGCGCTTCTGCTTCTGCTGCGTCAACAATCTGTTGTGCAGAAGCCAAGTGTGCGTCACGCTTTTCAATCAACTTTTCTGAAAGTGCCATTGGCTTTCCTTCTCTTGATGGGTTTGTGTTGTGGTGAGTGTCGCGCTGGCGTGTGGCTAGTTGACGGCTCTTGCAATCGCAATTGCAACTTGTGCTTTGCGAAGTGCTGTTGGTGCAACGGTAGCAACTGTTGTATCAGTTGATTGTGTGTTGCGTATTTCTGCGCTGGTTTCTTCATACGCAGGGTAGGTAACAATGCTGACATCATGCAGCCTCACTTCTTTGAGTTCACGCACGCTTCTGTCGTTGTTCCAAGAATCCTTGATTGTTTCAAAAGCAAAAGACATTTGGGAAACATCACCACGCATCAACGCACTACGCATCTTCACTGCGTCAGGGTTGTTGGGGTCTAGCGTGGCTTCCATGAACAATCCCTTGTCATCTTCACGCAGGGTCAATGTTCCTGATTTGGTGCGTGCTAGTGGCACACCTGTGTGGTCAATCAGCAAACGGACATCAGCACCATCTTTGATGGTTTTGGTGAATGCGCCACGCTTGACATATTCAGTCCAAGGTAGGGGTTCTGATGGTGAATCGAATACTGCTGCATAGCCACGCACAGTCCAGCCATCTTCAGAATCATCAAGCGCACGCAGTTCTAGGTTTGTGTATGCAATCTGCTTGCGCTGTTCATTAGTGGAACTAATGACCCATCTGTGTTCACGCTGTGCAGGTGCGCTGCGTTCTTCTTCAAGTTCAGCATCAAGTTTGTCAATGATTCCTTGTGCATAGTCCATAGTTCTTTGCGCTTCTTCCTTTGTAGAACCACTACCCCACAGAAGATGAGCGACAACACCTGCTGTGATTTCACCATCTGCTGCTTCTAAGTCAACCATGTGTCGTGCTATCCACGGTGCAATCTTGCGCCACTTATCAGGGGTCACTTCACCTGAAGCCATCTTGCGTGCATCTTCAACTGTTTGTGGTTCTAGCCCATCACCTGACAAACCTTCAGCGTGATAGTCAAGACCACGCTGTGCATTGTCCTGCATGAACTGTGGTGCTGATAAATCAATGGCGCGTTGTTCTCTTGAATCCATTTCGACTTCAAGTTCATCTTCATCTTCAATTTCTGTTTCACCCATAAGTGCAACTTCTAGTTCAGCAATCTTTTCACTGATTTCATCAAGAAAGTTTTTGAATGCTTCATAGGTGCGCTTCAACGCTTCAAGTTCTTTTGATGATTTGCTCTGATTCATTTCATACTGTTCATTCAAATCATCATCAGTTATCAGTTCAACATTTGTGAGAATGGCGCGTGTTGCCCAATCACCCATTGGTTCAATTTCTTCAGATAGTGAAACAGCAACCATCTGGTCAATAGCGTCTTGCTTGGTTTGATGACAACCAATGGTTTCTGGTGTGCTGTCAGGGGTGACAGCCTTGATGGTTGCCCACCCTGAACAATCGGTCATTTGGTCACTTATGTAGTAGGGCATATCAATTCCTAGTCACTATCTATGGTGATGATTCTGATTGTCTCTGTCACACCTGTTGCGCAGATTCCCCAAAGACCATCACCTACGCCAAGCCCACCTTGAATTGGTGCGCTGTGTTTTTGTATCGGGAAACCTTGGTCTGCTGTCACATTTGATGCGCCAATATAGACAGTGTTGTTTCCTTCAATCTGCACATACACAGGTCTATTGATGTTGTCGACTGGCACTAATTGTGTGACTGTATCTGTCACAACAACTTTGTATGCTTTCATTCTACGCTTCTTTCATGATTAGTTCAGCATTTCGATAGTTGCGTTAGTGACGTAGTAAGTATTGGCAGTGTTGCCTGATTGCATTGTCAATTGAATGAGTGTGTTAGTCGTGGTGTTGATTGCTGTTGTTCCAGTATTTGGAGAAGATAAAACAGCGTTGCCGTAAATCCATGTTCCCTGTGACCATGCTGTACCTGACGCACCAGTTGTGTAAACGGTGACATCAGCCTCAAAACTAAAACCTTGTTGAATTGATGACGCTGTTTGGTTGATTGTCACAGTAGTCACGCCATCAACATTTACACGGATAATTGCGCCTGAGTTGTGAGTCCCTAGACGGTAACCACGCATTTTGATACGGTAAGCCTTACCAACAATGGCAGTGTCGGCTAACGCTGTGTAACTGATGACCTGTGTTGGGCTGGTTGTTGCGTTTGAATAGCGCGATGTGAGATAAGCGACTGCACCACCACCACCACCAGCAGCACCAGTATCACCCTTTGGAATAGTGAAATTGAATACTGCAGCAGATGATGTTCCACTGTTTGTGACACTGGCTGAAGTACCTGCAGCACCAGTAGTTGTAGTACCAACAGCGACTGTTGCTGCAGCACCATCAGAACCATTAGTTCCGTTAGTACCAGCAATGCCCTGTGGAATCGTGAAATCAAAAACTGCTGCAGAAGAAGAACCACTGTTAGTCACAGTCGCACTGCTACCAGCAGCACCAGTAGTTGTAGTACCAACTGCAATCGTTGCTGCAGTTCCGTTTGAACCTGTTGCACCTTGTGGAATTACAAAATCAAGAATGGCTGCAGAAGAAGAACCACTGTTGGTCACTGATGCACTAGACCCTGCACTGCCTGTTGTCGTGCTACCCACTGCGATAGTGGCTGCACTTCCTGTTGCACCTGTGTTGCCAGTATCACCCTTGTCACCTTTGGGAATGGTGAAATCAAAAACTGCTGCAGATGAAGAACCACTGTTGCTGACTGATGCGCTTGTGCCTGCGTTGCCTGTTGTCGTTGTACCAACAGCAATTGTTGCTGCAGTGCCAGCATCACCAGTATCACCCTTGACACCTTGGATACCTTGAATACCTTGCGCACCAGTTGCGCCAGTATCGCCAGTATCACCTTTCAAACCTTGAATACCTTGAATACCTTGAATACCTTGCGCACCTGTATCGCCAGTGTCACCCTTGACACCTTGAATGCCCTGAATACCTTGTTCACCCTGTATTCCCTGAATACCTTGAATACCTTGAATACCCTGTTCACCTTGGATACCAACAGCACCAGACAAGTTGACAGACCAAGAAGAATAAGTACCTGAACCTTCAGAATCAGAAAGAGTGACAATCATTTCACCTGTTGAAGAAGTGAATGAATCAACAACACCATGCATATGATTTAGTGCGTTATACGCAATGATGACTGTTTGACCAATCGAATAGTCAAGGTTCAGGTCAGTTGTATAGAGCGTGATTTGTCCTGTGTTTGCAATTGTCAGTGATGTTGTTGATGTTGTTCTATATCTGTCACCATCAGCACCATTGTTTCCTGTGTCACCCTTGTCGCCTTTTTCACCCTGAATACCCTGAATACCCTGAATACCTTGCGCACCAGTGTCACCTGTATCACCTTTGACACCCTGAATACCCTGAATGCCCTGCGCGCCAGTCGCACCTGTTGCGCCAGTGTCACCCTTCAAGCCTTGGATACCTTGCGCACCAGTGTCGCCCGTATCACCCTTGTCACCCTTCAAGCCTTGAATGCCCTGAATGCCCTGTTCACCTGTATCACCTTTGACACCTTGAATACCTTGCGCACCAGTTGCGCCAGTATCGCCTGTATCACCTTTGACACCTTGGATTCCTTGTGCGCCAGTGTCACCCTTGACACCTTGAATGCCCTGAATACCTTGCGCACCTTGTGTTCCTTGAATGCCCTGCACACCCTGTGGAATCGTAAAGTTCAGAATTGCGTTGGTTGCGTTGCCACTATTGGTGACAGACGCTGAACTACCAGCAGCACCTGTGGTTGTTGCGCCAACAGTGACTGATGCTGCAAGACCATTTGCACCTGACGCTTCAACAACAACAACAGTGTTGTTCACATCGATGACAACAGGTGGTTGTAGATTCTCAATGATGATGTCAGACATCAACAAGCACCTGACCTGAAAAGCGTGTCACACCACCAACCTGCTTGCATGACCACCAGTATGAACCACTTGGTACTTGCGTGCTGGTTGTGAAAGTAAATGTTGTGTAGAGATTCACGACATCATAAACAGCAGTCACAGTCAGTGTGCAAACAACAGCAGAAGTTGTTGTGCTGTTCTCACGCACTGTCGCAGTGTATGAACCAGACCAATCAACATCAGCCACCCTGAACTGAAGATTCACAGGGTCATTTGGATACCACTTCAAACCAATATCAACTGCGTCTTGAGATACAAAAACTGTCATTGTTCAACCACTGAATCAGTGCCTAATGTCGGCAAGTCTCCACCTTCAACACCAGCGACAGGTGCGCCAGCAATACCAAGAATGAACTGGTCACCACCTTCATATGGTTCACGCCCTTCAATTTGGCGTGCTTCATTAGGTGTCAAAGTTCCTGACATAATCATTGTTTGTTGTGCGCGTACTCTGGTCAACTGGTCTGCGCGTGCAAACTCATTGACATCAAACCTGACGCGCTGTGGTCTAGGCAGAAGTTCTGAAATCAAATCTTCAAGCCTTCTGCACCAAGGAAGAAGTGTGTGTCGCAGGAAGTTGATACCTGCTGATTCAACATTCTGATATGTCTGGTTGTCGCCACCTGTCCCATTTATCATGTGCAATGGGATTCTGTATGCGCGTGAGATATCACGCACGATTGCTTCTCGATAGTTGATGGTGTCCATGTCTGATGCTGACACTGTGACACTGCGCCACTTCAAGCCACCTGTCAACACTGCTGGCTTCCTGTTTTTGTAGAGAGTGTCAACCCATGTTTGACGCAACACTTCTGCTGATTCAGGTGAAAGATTTGTGTCTGTTTCTAGCACTGATGATGGTGTTGCACCATCACCATAGAACTGTGCAAGGAATCGGTCAATGGCAATGTTTGTGCCGATTGACTGACGCAAAGAATCAATGGGTGAAATGCCACGCACCTGATTTGGGAAACGCAACCAATCAACCTGCTTCAATACTTCTGATGTGAACACTTCAGTGCTGCCATCAATCTTGTAGATGCGCTCACCATAGGTGTTGCTGTTGGTATCCATGTCGATTTGGATTGAAACCCTGTCAGGGTGAATGTTGCGCAGTTCAATCAACTGCCCACCTTCTCTTGGTGCATACACAAAGCAAGTGCCATGAATGGCAAGCGTGGCTATGAACTGATGCACAAACTCAAACATTGTTTGTTCAGCGTTTGGTTTGCGCAACACCAGTGGCTTTGGCAGTTTCTCATAGCGTGACCCAACTTCCCTGTATAGGTCAAGTGGCATCATTGCTACAGAATCAGCAAGCAAAGTGACACAGCCAATCACAACTGTTGATGTGAACGCGCTGTTCTGGTCAACGATTTCACCAGCAGAAGAAGCAAACGCTGGTCTAGCAGTCAAGCCTGTTGGGTCAATCGTTGGTGGAAGTTGTCGCACTTCCTGCTTTCTGAACAGGCTCATGCGTTCGCTTCAATCATGGCAACAATGGCTGCACCTGTGACAATCAATCCACTAGGAACATGAATCATAAAAACACCTGCGCAAGCAATAACAACACCAATGGCTTCAGCGATAATCAGTCTCATGGCATCACCATACAGATGCAATCATAGGTTGTGGTGTGCTAGTGCCACGCCTAGTTGCCCTATCAACAGCCATGCACATTGCAATACAAGCGTCAATCTTTCTGCGTGACTTACCTTTGGACAATCGCCAACCCTGTTCAGTCATGCGTTGCGCAGCAGACAACACTTGGTCAGTGAACATGGGTGAACCATCATGGCAAATCTTTCTGCCGACAATCAGTTCATAGGTTGTGCCACACGCAGGAATCATGCGCTGGCTTGACTGTGGAAACTCAACCATTGGAAGTCCATCATCATAAAGTGCTTCAGCAGAACGCTGAAAGAATGCAGGGTCATACGCAAACTCTTGAATGTTGTATTCATTGTGCAGATAACGCAGGTGCTGTTCAATCGCTTGAATATCAATACCGTCAATATCAGGGTGAAATATCTTTGCTTGCACAGCAATCTTTCCATCATCATGTGGCTGCGCAACAACAATGCCAATGCTGTCATGCTTCAAAGCCATGTCAATACCAACCCATGCAGGGTCATATGAGTTGATGATTGCACCTGATGGATTGTTGCAGTTCTCCCACGCGCCAACAGGCAACCAAGATTCTTGTGAGCGTGTCCACTGATTGAGACGGAATCTGCGTGTTGCTGCTTCACTGGATTGCTGAACAGACACACGCATATCTTCTTTGTCAATCAAACCAAGCACCATGTTTGGGTTGGCTTTGTTCCATTGCTTTTCATCAGTGATGTCACAATCAGTGTCGGCTTCCCACCACCACGCACCCCAATATGGGTCAACCACTTCACCTGCTGCAACCTGCTTTGAATACAGATACAACCTGCCACACAAAGATTCCAAGTCGAAACCAGCAGTAGTGATAGCAACCACTAATGGGTCAAGACGCGCACCAGAACCCATAGTCAATGCGTCATACAAATCATCATTGCGTTGCACATGAAGTTCATCAAAGATAACCAATGAAGGGTTCAAACCTTGCGCCAGTTTTCCATCAGATGACAGCACACGATAGACAGCATTAGTTGCTGGCACTTCAATAGCGTCACGATAAATCTTGCATTCAGCCAACAGTGATGGTGATTGCTGAATCTGTGTCTTTGCTTCTTCAAACACAATGCGTGCCTGCTGTCTGTCACCAGCAGCAGAATAAACTTCTGCACCTGCTTCACCAGCAAACAACCCATACAACGCAAGCGCAGACCCCATCAAAGACTTACCCTGCTTCCTAGGCAAACCAATCAACGCACGCTTGTAGCGCAACCTTCCAGCGTCATTGCGTTCAAGTAAAGAACGCAGAAGCCACTGTTGCCAATCAGTAAATATCAAAGGCTCATGCGCTTTCACACCCTTAGTCAAACGCAAGAAATGTTCAGCAAACATGATGACATCATCACCATCAGAAACCTTGCTGATGGCTGGTGTGTAGAACGCAGGTGACCACGCTTTCTTAGGCTTCATTCGCACGCTTCTTAGCAACAGACTTTCTGAACAATTCCATCTGGCTTTCAGTTTTGACTGCTTGCAAACCCAATCGTGAACGGTCAACAGGTGTCAACCCCAACGCACAAATCAGTGAGAAGCGTTGCTTCTCCAAATTGCGCAACGCTGCTCTGTCGTGATAGTCGCCATCAACAATCACCTGTGAACGCAACGCAACATATTCTTCAGTCATCTCACACAGCATCTGCACAAGTTCAACATCAGTATCAGGTCGAACCCACACAGCAGAAGATGACCACAACTGTTCCCACAACTGTTCACCAGCACCACCCTTCACCAACGGTCTGATTGGTTTTGGTGTTCCCTGCGCAATCACTGCAGCAGTCTGTTTCACAACAGCAAGTTCAGTCACACTTGCCTGACCCAAACGCGCTTTGGCTTCAACAGGTTTCTTGTTCCTGCCACCACTATTCCGATTCCCTGCCATCTTGGTTTCTCTCTCTACTGGCTCTCTCTCTTGCGCATGATAACAAATAGCCTGATTTGCTTACATTGTACGCAAA